TTTATACATAGGTTTAGGCATTGTGTTTATTGGGTTTTTTTGATGTCGCTCTAGTGGCAACTCCGACACTCTGGAGGAAAGAGGGCCAAGTGTAAAGAGTAAAGTTTCACTAAGTTAAAATTAATTTCTGAAGCCTCCCCGATCGCTCAAGCCTCCCGCGGGCGAGCGACCTGGAAGCCCCTGGCTACGACCCTGGCTAGGGGTCTGGCTGGCTTCCTGGCTGGCTTGGATGACCAGGGCTAGGGGTTGCCCTCAACGATGCACCCCAACCACGTCTAGGGACTTGGCGGGCTTGAGGTGTTACTGCCCACCGAGGGCAGAAAGTAGGGGCTGACTGATCGAGCGGGAAACTTGGAGAGTTACGCGTACGCACCCGCACCCGCACGCACCCGCCCGCACGCACGTACGCACCCCCGCGTACACACCCGCACGCACGTGCGGATTTTTATATCCCCCACTTCGCTAAAATTTCTGGCTCTGAAAAACTTTCTCCTACAAAGCGTAATGATTACATCGCTTGCAACAAAACGATTTTACTATCAACATAACAAAACATGAGCGAAGTACCACCACCATATAACCGGTCATATTCTTTTACTGATTTCAGTACATATACGCCAAACCTTCAACAGCCCGGCAATAAGATTGATCAAGAGCTGAACAATGTTCGTGTATCGGTCAATGCAACGATTGATCGTTTATCTGAGATTCAGCGCGACGATGGTAAGTTGGATAGTACCTCGCTAGACTTTAATGACATATTCACAGGCTTATCCACACAGCTGTCATTAACTTACGCAGCGCTTAATTCACCGGCATTAACTGGCAGTCCAACAGCGCCTACTCCATCAACAAGTGACAGCAGTACTAAAATTGCCACGACTGCATTTGTTAAAAACCAAAACTACGCAACAATAAGTGATTTAGCTTCGCTACAATCTAGTTTATCCGGCTATCTTACTTTGGGTGGTGGTACGATTAGCGGTAATTTAATTGTTGATGCAGGTGAAGGCAGTTCCGGTCATTTTGAACCAACTGAAATATATGTCACTAGAAACGATGCAACAGGAACAGCAGCTAATGCTTATGGCGCATTGTATAACGGAGGATTAGAGGTTGGAGATAGTGCTGGAAATTATGCTGAATTAACTACCACTCACTTACGTTTCGGTGACGGATCTACCCAAGCTTCGGCTTATAACCCTGCAGTATTAAGTAATTATCTTCCGCTTGCTGGTGGAGTTTTAAATTATGGAACAAATCATCTTGGAATAAATCCGCAAAATGGGCAAGGTGGACAAATTTGTTTTGATTATGAAACTGGCGTAACTTCATTAGATGGATATCAGTTAAGTTTCCAAGATGGCACTTCATCGTACAGAGCTGATGGTGCAAGTATTTCAGGAAGTATAGAACTACCTGGCGAAACAGTTTATATTATTATTGAAGGTGGAAATGGCATTGGTGTTAATCGTATATTAGAAGAAACAGGTGTTTATATTTCACCAGATTGGGTACGTTTCCCGGATAATACACTACAAATAACCGCAGCATTACCCATCACAGGAGGCACAATGTCCGGTGCAATTCGTTTTGATAATGTTGGTACGCAAAACATTTCCAAAGGATCATTCGACTCAGGACGTGGTGGATACAACGGCATTTCACTTGTATGCGCCGTAGACTACGAGCTTAACTGGCAGGCCGGTTATTTGAAGGCGCTTAATAGCGGTGGTTTTAATGTTCCGATCAATGTCGAGAGTGACATTGTATCGTACAGTCACGAAGGTAATCCTCAACACACAACATTAACCGCAAACTCGCTAAACATTCACGATGATGAGGTCAACACAAACGCAACACTAACAAATCAAAGTAGTGGCAGCAGTCTTACGCTTCAAGGCATTCCCGGTGGAAATTCTGATTTAATTCATCAAAGCCAATTGTCGCATACTGGTTTAACATTTACTGCAAATATAGATGGCGTTGAAGAAGAAGTTACACCATACGCAAGAACAACAATCATTAGTAATGCTGGTGGAATTTCATATAACGGAAATAATGATAATAATGACCACTCTTTTAGTTTAAATACAGGTGGTGTAGGTGGCTCTCCAAGTAGCGATTATAGTTGGGGTCTTAGTCCTGGTGGAGTTGGTGGTGATGACCCAGATAATAGTTTTGCATTTAGTCCAACTAGCGTTGGTGGTCAGACAAACAATAATCAATATAGTTTTGGATTAAGTGCAACTGGTGTTGGTGGATTTAATGATTATCATACTTGGGGTATTAATACTTCTGGTGCTGGTGGAAGCCAAGATGGTGATAGCCCTTGGAATGTTGGTTCAAATGGATTTTCTGCCAATAATGAAGCCGATACTTGTGCCTTAAATGGAAGTCAAGTAACAGGGTACAATGATGCTACTGGTCAAACTTGGTCGTTTGGAATCAATGGATTAACTTTTGCTGACGGAACAACATTAACTACTGCTTCTGGTGGTGTTATATCAGCAGGTACAATTACCGAAGGTGATAATCACTTAACAACAGATGCACTTCACTTAGCATTTTATTCTGATGTAGATGCTAATTCCTCATTAAATCAAAGTGAATTAAGATTAAATTCTAATATAGATTATTATACTAGTTTAACCAATCAAGAATTGCACATTGCGTCTGACGACCAACACATACATGTTAAAGCAACAACAGGAATTACATTTGGTAATGGTGTTGCAATCAATTCACCATCAACTCAAAACGCAGCAATTCCATATACACTATATGATAAAGAAGTTGTAATTACAATCGATGGTGTAACTTATGCAATGCTTGCACGAATCGTATAATTTATGACAACTGAACCTATTAAATCTAAAGTAATTACAATCAAGACAGGTGACTCTGTGTTGGTTTATAAAGATAAAAAAATTCTAATCAACAAAGACTACATTGCACCATCTGCAATCTACACTAACCATGATTCATTTATTGGAACTAAATTAGAAGTAGAAACAAAGATCAAGGAACTAGGTCTTATTGAGTAAAAAACCACCCAACGAAGAAAAGCGAAAGCTTGCTGAAATTGCTGAGATGGAACAGCAGCTTCAGGCTGCCGAGCGTTTGTTGCGGACTAAGCAGGCCAAGCAATCGCTGATTAAATTTACTGAGATGACTATGCCTGATCCAGAGGATCCGGACAATGTAGACAAATCTCGCTATCAACCGGTACGACATCACGAAACAATTTGCGCAGCATTGGAAGAAGTAGAGAAAGGAACGTACCAGCGCTTGATTATCTCAATGCCACCACGTCACGGCAAATCAGAGTTAGCCTCTCGTCGCTTTCCGGCATGGTTCTTAGGCAAAGACCCATACCGTCAGGTTATATTTGCAACATACAACGCGGACTTGGCTATGGACTTCGGACGTTCCGTCCGAGAAATTATGCGTCAGCCGGCTTATCGTCAGGTATTTCCTGGTTGTAAGCTACGCGTTGGCTCGCAGTCATCTGATCGTATTCAAACCGAGGAAGGTGGTGTTGCAAACTTTGTGGGTGTTGGCGGTGCATTGACTGGTCGTGGTGCTGACCTGCTGGTTATTGATGACCCAATCAAAGACCGGGAAGATGCAGACTCTAAGCGCGAGAGAGACAAGCTTTGGGAATGGTTTACTCAGGTGGCTATGTCCCGATTGATGGCCGGTGCCAGGGTTGTAATTATTATGACTCGCTGGCATGAAGATGATCTTGTTGGCCGGCTTACTGATCCTAAAAATCCTTGTTACACAAGCGATACGGCAGAGCAATGGAGAGTATTAAGCCTACCGGCTATTGCAGATCATGACGATCCAATGGGACGTAAGCCAGGCGAAGCCTTATGGCCTGAGCGATACGGCTTAGATTTCTTAAACGAAATTAAACGCCTCAACGCTAGAGGCTTTTCAGCTTTGTACCAGGGCAAACCTACACCGGACGATGGAGATTTCTTTAGACGAGAATGGCTTAAAGGTTATTTACCACAGGAATTACCAACCAATCTACGAATTTACGTGGCTTCTGACCATGCTGTATCTATGTCGCAGCAAGCCGACAGAACGTGCTTATTGCCGGTAGGTGTAGACGAAAATGACGATATATGGATTTTGCCGGATGTGTGGTGGCGTAAGGCTGAAACGGATGATGTAGTCGAAGGCATGATAGACATTATGGAACGGCTAAAGCCTAGTCTTTGGTGGGCAGAAAAGGGTCATATTTCTAAATCTATTGGGCCTTTCCTGCGAAAGATTCAGCAAGAGCGTGGAGTTTATACAGTTGTAGAGGAAGTTACACCGGCAAAGGACAAGCAGACTCGCGCGCAAGCTATACGCGGGCGTATGGCTATGGGGAAAGTACATTTCCCCAGGTTTGCCTCATGGTGGGGTGATGCAGAAAATGAGCTATTGAAATTTCCTCAGTCTCGTCACGATGACTTTGTTGATGCTTTAGCACATATTGGTATGGGTTTAGCCCGCCAGATTGGGGCTTCAACAGTATCCCACAAAGAACCAGATTTACCACGCAGCGGAACATTGGCTTGGGTTAAAATGGCTTATAAGCACGAAGAACAACAAAGGAAATTGTTGCAGGGAGGGGGATATTGAGTATTCAATATTAACTAATGGAGAATGACTTAAATACTCAGCCGGATCCTGTGTTGGGACAAACGCAAGAAAATGCCAAGCCAGGTATTGTACGCGATGCGCCTCAGCCAGAGCAAGCACGTGCGTCATTGGTTAAGGAATGGCAGGAAAAAGTTATTCGCGCAAAGAAACATTGGAAAGCACCGCTTGGTCGTATGCGTGAAGATATGGATTTTTACATGGGCAAACAATGGCCCGGTCAAACCGAGAATGATGATCGGTATGTAGCAAATATTGTTCAACGACATGTATCACAACGCGTATCAGCATTGTATGCAAAAAATCCTAAGTTCCTTGCAAAGCGTCGAAAGACTTTAGATTTTTCATTGTGGAACGGAGATATGGCTGCGTTTCAACAAATTCAGATGTCATATCAAAATGCTATGATGACTGGACAGCCTTTAGATCCGGTGATGATGCAGACAATGCAAGACATCAAGCAAGGCTTTGATAAGCGAGCAATGATGGATAAGTTAGCGGATACAATGGAGATTGTTGCACATCATCAAATCAATGAGCAACAACCGTCATTCAAAACGCAGATGAAACAATTAGTTCGTCGCGTATGCGTATCTGGTGTTGGTTATATGAAATTAAATTACCATCGTATGATGGAGAAACGTCCTGAAGATGCAGCTCGTATTACTGATATTACTGAGCAGTTACTTACACTTCAGCGTTTGATTGAAGATAATAAGGATCAGAAGTTTGATGAGAATAGTGCAAGAGCTGAGCAGTTAAAGTTAATGTTAAAAGAGTTAATGGATGCTGAAGAAATTGTTACGCGCGAGGGATTAGTCTTTGATTTTCCATTAGCTAATTCAATTATTCCTGATACTAAGTGCCGGCAGTTAAATGGATTTATTGGTGCTGAATGGGTAGCCCAAGAGTTTATTTTAACCGTCGATGAGATTAAAGAAATTTACAAAGTAGATTTAGGTAAGCAGTATGTAGACTTCCGTGAGAAAGATCGTATGGGCGACATTAGCCTAGAAGATGCACGTGCAGTTGTATGGGAGATTTATTCCAAGAAAGACGGAATGGTTTATACAGTAGCCGATGGCTATCCAGATTTCTTAAAAGATCCTGAAGAACCATATCTCAAGCTTGAGCGTTTCTGGCCTTTCTTTGTTTTAACTTTCAACGAAGTAGAATCTGACCGGGACATTTTTCCATTGTCTGACGTACGCTTACTTACGCCAATTCAACGCGAGTATAATCGCGCGCGTCAATCGCTACGCGAACATCGCAAAGCTAATCGCCCGGCATACGCAACGTACATGGGTGCATTGTCCGAAAGCGACATTAACAATCTGCAAGCTCATCCAGAAAATGCAGTCATTCAATTACAAAACCTTTCACCTGGTCAGGCTGTAAATCAAATCCTTCAGCCAATTCAACACGCACCGATTGATCCAGCATTGTACGATACGTCTATGCTTTTAGAAGATATGATGCGCGTAGTCGGCTCTCAGGAAGCCAATCTCGGTGCAACCGGTAGCTCAACAGCAACGGAAGTATCCGTAGCCGAAGGAAGCCGTATGTCTTCTCTTTCGTCCAACATTGATGACTTAGAAGATTTCCTAACAGATCTTGCTCGCTCATCCGGTCAAGTACTTCTTGAGCAAATGGATCCTCAAACAGTTACTAAGATTGTCGGCCCTGGTGCTATCTGGCCTCATCTTTCAGCAAATGAATTATCACAAGAGATTTATCTTGAGATTGAGGGTGGGTCTAGCGGTAGACCAAACAAGGCAATCGAGATTTCTAACTTTGAACGTGTAGCACCTATCCTTCTTCAAATCCCTGGCATTAGCCCTGAGTGGATGGCCAAGGAAGTACTTAAACGCCTTGATGACGGCATGGATCCTACTGATGCTATTCGTGCTGCATTGCCTTCTATCGTAGCACAAAATGCTGCTAAGGGATTACCAGCTCAACCAGCTACCGGCGATCCAGCAACAGACCCTGCTCAACAAGGCGGTGCTGGCAGTTTTAATGCACCTATGCCGGTTCAAAACAATGGCCCTACACCTGATCCAACCCCAGGACAAATTAGGTCTGGAAAAGTACAAGCCGTATAATAGTTGATTTTTTTAATAAAATAACATACATTAAAACCAATGGATGACTCCAACATCGAAAATACATCTGTTCCAGAAACAGAAGTAGCCAATACCGAACCACAGGTATCAACACCTGCTGAACCAATTTCATCAGTTCCTGCTGATGTCGACGCTAAAGAAACAGCCACGCCCATTTCGTCGGGGGCGGGCGACACGGACGCTAATAAGAAACCGAAATCATTGTTGGACGCTGTTAAAAGCGCTGCAACAAAATCGGTTGACGCGCAATCGTCCAACGCGGAGAGCAACGGTAAATCTGAAACATTAGAGAGCGAGACTGATCCTAAGGCTAGTCTGGACGAGACTGCTAAGGATAAGACTAAATCTAATGTAACTGAGAAATTGCCGTTCCACAACCACCCACGCTGGAAGGAAATAGTTTCTGAACGTGACACCTTAAAACCTAAGGCTGATCAGTTTGAGAAAATTACTACCTTTATGTCGTCTAATGGTTTAACAGCAAATGAAGTTGCAGAGGGGTTTCAGATAATGGCCCTAATGAAAACTAATCCTGCGGAAGCCCATAAGAAGATCAGCGAGTATAAAGCTAAACTTGATGTTTATGTCGGAGAGAAATTACCTGATTCAATCGCTAAAAAGGTTGAAGATGGATTTGTCGACGCAGAGAGTGCTAAAGAACTTGCAGCCCTAAAAGCTGAAAAAGAACTTTACGCACAACGCCAAGTTTATGCTCAACAGCAATATGCACAGCAGGCTCAAACCGGCATGCACACAGCTGTGGTGAATTGGGAACAGCAAATGAAAGTTAAAGATCCCGATTGGTCAACTAAAGAGGCGCTTATTACAGATCGTGTAAGATCACTTATGACATCTGAACAGCCGGCAACCGCAGAGCAAGCCATCGCGCTCGTCGAGCGCGCTTACTCTCAAATTACGGCCCAGCTGCAGAAGATCTCGCCAAAGCGAACAAACATAAACCCTGTAAGAAGTACCACGTCGTCCGCAACGGTAAACATCGCACCTAAGAACTTGAAGGAAGCTATTTTGCGCGGTCTAACCACCTAAACCCTAAGAACTAGAATATAAAAACCTATGGCCTTCACGACCCAGGAATTAAATAATATCACAGCTTCTGCCCTTGATTATAACATCAAAGGCGAAGCTTTTGCCAATGCTATCCAAGAAAAGCCTTTGCTCTCCGCATTAACGAAGAAGCAAAAGACTTTCCCAGGTGGCAAAGGTAACATCACGGTGCCTGTAGTTTTTGACTACACCACCGCCGTAGCCGGCTTCACCGGAAACGACACCGTATCATACGCAAACCCTGCTAACACCAAGCGCGCTTCTTTCCCCTGGAAAGAAATTCATGCTGGTATTAGCCTGACACTAACCGAACTAAAGATTGATGGCTTGTCCGTCGTTGATAGCTTGAATGGTGACAGCACATCTAAACACTCAGATCGTGATCTTACTGTCCTCACCGGTCTTCTTGAACAGAAGCTCGCTGATATGACTGAAGGTTGGGCTAAGTCGTTTAACTCAATGCTCTGGCAAGATGGTAGCCAAGATGCTAAGGTTTGCCCTGGTATCACAGCTCTCATCACAGACAATCCTACCACAGGTACTGTTGGTGGTATTGACCGCGCTACTGTTAGCAAATGGCGTAATCGTGCTGCAGTTGGCACAGTTGCATCACCTGTTGACGGCTATACCGGCAAACTCACCTACGTATCAGGACAGCAAGTCATCACTAAGTTCCTCCGTAATGAGGTTCGTCAGTTGACTCGTTTTGGTGGTAAGCCTGATCTGATCCTTGCCGGCTCTGGATTTATCCAAAAGCTTGAGGCTGAGATTGAGTCTAAGGGTCTGTATACACAACAAGGCTTCGTTAAGAATGGTACTACTGACATTGGCATCGCTAAGATTTCTATCTTAGGCGTAGGCGATGTTATGTATGATCCTACTCTTGATGACCTTGGCCGTAGTAACTTCGCGTACTTCATTGACCGTTCCAACGTAAATCTTTACGTTATGGATGGCGAAGACAAGAAGACCCACAGCCCTGCTCGTCCTCACGATCAGTACGTACTCTATCGCGCAATGACCTGGACAGGTGGCATGGCTGCCCGCCAGCTCAATGGTTGCGGTGTTTACGAAGTAGCATAATACAGTAGTTTAGTCGCTATTGGGGGGTAGTTTCTTAACGGAGACTACCCCTTTTGCTTGCAATAGTTAAA